TTATGATCGACCGATCCGGTAACTTGTACTTGCTTGTCGGCGAAGCCACAAAGCGACGCTAGCGAGTCGAGACACTGGCGCCCTGCGCTTATCTGGTTTGCGCTTTTCGCTCTTTCTAACAAATCAATGTAGTTTTCGATCAGATATGACTTGCTAACGAGCGCTTCTTGATCGATTTTGCTAATTGCGCCTTGCTTTTTCTTGATAATAGCTTGTCTAACTCTAGGGTGCCGTAAAAGCCGGCTAGCGCTAGGATTAACGGAGCTGTCGGGGCGGTCGTGGGCATTGTAAGCGTCCCGATATGCTTGGGTAGCATTCATACCGTTGTTAAGGTAATGAGTAACGAACAAATCTTGTCTCTCATTCAATGACATGCCTGATTCCTTATTGATTCTATATGATTATTTTAATTAACAAGTGTTCAAAGTATTGACATGTACTTTTAAGTCATGTAACATACCTACAAATAAATAAATTGACTTGGAGGTCACAACATGAGTATGACAAAGAAACAGATAAAAGAGCGAGCACAATTAGAGTTAATGCATTGCCTAGTTATTAACGAGGGCATATTTAAGTATCAAAACTATTCACAATCAGAAATAGAGGCAATATGTGGTGAGATGCAAAAACAAACTACAAGGATTGCGAAATTATTCGGATGGAGTCAATGGGAGCTAGAAAGGTTCGCATAGTAGATTAAGCACAAATAACAGCACTAGGAGGTGCAATATGGAAGACATTAACACAGTAGGTACCACAGGCAAAACAGTAGAGCAGATTGCTTCTGATTGGAAAAATACCAAAATGACCAAGTTCGAAATAGTCAAACATTTTGTCGAGATATGCAAATTAGACGAGGAAGCATTAGAAAAGAAAGATCAAGAAATTCAAAAATTACAAAGAGGAAATGACACATTAAGACAATGGGTGCTTCATTACAGAAAAAAAATAGGAAACATTAAAGAGGCATTAGAAGACATCCAAGGTATTTAGATATAGGAGCATAAGCCCAAAGCGTCCTAGCCCCCCTAGAAGGGGCTAGGGGACTCAATAAGTGCCATTGTTTGGGCAATGGCTATAAATAAATAGCGAGCTTGGGACGGATTACCGTCCGTCCCTAACTCTAATCACTTAAAAGGGGTGACTTTCAAATGACTACTCAAATTATAGAACAGAATGAGCTACGTGTGTACGTTGGTACATTCGGCAAGTACAACAGCGGGTCAATTGCGGGTAAATGGTTAAACATTAAAGACTATAAAACCGCAAAAGATTTTTATAAAGCTTGTGAACAACTACATTCTAACGAATACGATCCCGAATTTATGTTTCAGGATTGGGAATATATCCCAAATAAATTTATCGGCGATGGATGGATAGATCCAAAACTATTCGAATTAATACACCATCCAGACATAGAACACATCGATATTAACGTCCTTTGGGATTTCCTGGATTGTTCTGATTGTAGTACGAACATTTATGAAGTACATGAAATTATAGAGCGATTTCAAAATAGCTATCAGGGCAATTTTAGAACATTCCGAGAATTTGCATATGAAGCCTTCGATATGTTCGAAATATGTCCGATTGGCTGCCATTGCGATAGATTTATGGATTGGGACAAGTACGAGGAATATATACGAGATGGATATATATATACAGATAAAGGAAACGTATTTTACGAAAATTATTAATACAGCGTTAAGGGGAGCGTGAATTAAATGACTACTCATGTACATTTTATAACAGATTCAAACAACGATACCGTAGGCATTGATTGGTATTGTTCCGAATTTTGTTTCAATCAAGATATGCACGACAAGGGGGAACAATTCCCAACACCTGGAGCGTATCCAGGCGGATCTGAAACCAATAACTGCACATACTGCGCTAACTGTAACGAGCATTTATGGAGCGGGATAGAACATGACAATATGTGCGATCAATGCCAATTTTTTATCACCGGGAGCGTGAATTAAATATTAATAGGTGTTAGGCGTAATGCGTCGCCTTGCTTTCGGGCAGGGCGGGTCACAATAAGCGCCCTTGATTACGCAGGGGCAAGTTACTAGGGGGTAACAGATATGAATAGCGAAAATTTAAAATGGATTATGGACGATGGTCATGGATGGTTGCGAGTCGATAAGTTAAAGTATATCCGCTCTAACTTTAGAGCATCATCATACAGCTATTACGACGACCAATTCGTTTATCTAGAGGAAGATTGTGACGCTTCCTTATATATCAATGAACACAAGATAACTAATCATATACCAGAACAATATTATGAAGGATATTGTTTTGTTAGAGATTTAGACAATATTTACACAGCAAATCAATAAATTAAGTACCTTGGAGGGTATAAAAATGGTTACATCAATTGACGATGTCAAAAAAATAGAGACCGTAAGCCGGCACGTTAGGGCAAGATTTAATATCAAATCTAATGCCAAAGGCGAGTTCCAGATCGATGCTACAGTCGAAGCTAGCGACTCAATAGATAACGTGGATGAGTTGTTAGATTTAGCGCAGATTAAATTGGACCAGGTAGTTCAAAAATTAAGCGATAAATATCTGACAACAAAAGCAGAATCTGCATAGGTGTTAGGCGCTGAGCGGGGGAAAGTTCCGACACTTTCCCCGTCACAATAAGCGCCCTTGTCAGCGCAAGGGCAAAAATATAGGGAGAAATTAAATGACTATTCAATGGCAAGACTCATTACCTAATATTCCATATTGTAATGAGTGCGAACAATGGCGGGACGTATCCGACAACCATTGCCCGGAATGTGACGCTTGTTGGAGCGTACGGGACGATCCAGAACAGAATTTAGAATTACCGATCGGCATATGTGACGATTGCAAAAGCGAAATAAATAATTGATATAATCAAAGCAAGGAAAAGGTAAACGATGGATAATATATCTGAAGAAATTTTTATCAATAAAATATGCCCTGAATGTGACGATCAACTCGATGAGTCCAGAGCTTTTGAGTATGGCACGGGTAAGCTCATGTATGAATGCAAAAGTAATGACTGCGACTGGGAGTATATCGGGTCAGTAGTTCCCGATCTTTTAACAACGGACCAAGTCGCAGAAATTACCCATAAAAGCGCTCGGCATATTCGTGATGAGTGGTGCCATCCAGAGACCGGAATTCTGCCGACTCTCAGGATTCCCGGAGCTAAATATATTTACATCGAAAGCCACGACCTAAACCGAGCAATTAAGAGCGGGAAAATTCGTAAGAAAAAACGGAACAGGTAACGGAAGATTTTCTTGCCTTGCCCACACTTTGCCCACACTTTTCCATGGGAAAACCCATGGGTGTATGTTAAAAACGTTCATCACGTTGCACAAATTTTCGTGTAATTAGTCACAAATTTAACACATTGTGGCAGGGGTGGCAGGGATCGATCCCACGACCTTTGGTTTAGGAAACCCGTGCTCTATCCACCTGAGCTATAGGGGCAAATCCACTATTTTAGCTACGAAATCCGTAGTTCCTTGTAAAATCTCAAACCCTTAAAAAGGATATTCCCACACTTTTCCCACACTTTTTCTGAGAAATATATTTTAAAGAACACTTATTATACATTAATCCAAATCGTAATCTGCAAAATATCCTTCAGCTAACTCAGCACTTTCTATGTCGTAACCATCAACAAGATGTCCGTATATTTTTAAGGTAAAAGCAAAATCTTTATGACCTAATCTTTTTGAAACTACTGCTAATGGAACTCCTGCCTTTATTAAGACATTAGCGTGGTAATGTCTTAAAGAGTGAACGTGAGATCCTTTTGGCACTAAACAATCTATTTCATTTAAATTAAATTGCTTAATTGATCTGTCAACGGCTCGGCTAAACGCTTGACTCATCGACTTCTTAGCATACAATTTCCCTGTTTCTAAATTCGAAAATATATAATCTTCTCCAGAAAGTTTTTTAATTCCTCTTAATGCTGAATATGTTTCTTGATAGTTACGTTGCGTTTCTAACCATTCAACTGCCTTACTGCTTATAGATATTTTTCTTCCCGAATTATACTTGGGCGTTTTATCTTCTCCATCTTGAAGTTGGGTAGTCCAAATATTTCGTGTATCGCACCTGTATACTTGTCTTCTAATATCTAAAAAATATCGCTCTTTACCTTCTAGTATCTCCCGTGAGTAGTCTTTCCACTTTAATCCCAACACTTCTCCAACTCTCATTCCAGTAACAGAAGTTAACAAAGTAGCTAGTTGAAAGTCACTCTCTTTTAAAAAGTTAGCAATAGTTTCAACTTGATTGTATTTTAAAAAAACTTGTTTTTTGTTCACATTAAGTAAATAATTTTTTGCACTTTTTGTGTCTAATATTTCAGGAATCATATTTTTTATAGGATTTTTTGAAATCCATTTTTTTTGATCACACGCATAATTTAAAATATTTTGTAAATTATTTTTAACTTTAAATAATTGTGAATACGAAACTCTTTTTTGGTCTGGATGATCCTGCCAAGAAATATGTTTTCTTGTTTTGCGATCATATTTAACCGAATAAACATAATTTATAAGACTATTTAAGTGATCAGAATTTAAATCTTTAACTTTTACATAACCTATTTGAGGTTTTATAAAATTTCTTATATTGCGACCTACTTCTCCTGAGTACTCCGATCCCTCTTCAAATATTTTGTTATCCATAAACATATCGCATAACTGAGCGACAACTATCTTGTCGTTTGTCTCGAATACCTGACCCCTTGCTTCCCATTGTTTTTTTAGATCGTAAATTGCGTTTATAGCTTTTGTTTCAGAGGGGTATGCACCTTGGCTTTTAAGTTTTTTGTAATGAGCATTTTTGTACGCTTCCCTTTCTGATTGGGGCATATCTTTTGGGTACACTAACGGCTCGCCTATTTTTGAAGCCCAGATATTTATTTGATTTACTCTCTTCCCGTCAATTCTAAAGTCGCATTCGTAATACCATTTGCGCTCTGGCTTGCTGTATCTTAGTGTTTTTGGCATTGTTTATTCCCCCTCGCTCATAATGATTTGCGCCCTTGCGTTACCGAGTTCACGAATTGATTTCATGTATCTGTTATCCCTTTCGAGTAAGTACTCTTGTACGGTTGGGATAATTGTGTGTTCCAAATCGTCCATTATTGAATCAAAAAAATCTTGTTGTTTCATTTTTTTGCCGTTAGCATCTTTGTAACTGTCATAATGCAAAAATATCGTTAGTTGCCTGTCTCCGGGTTGGTCAAGTATCTTTACTCCTGCGGTAGTCATTTCTGGATTTAATTCTGGGTTTTGAAAGTGCGAGTACACAGAATCGATTTTTGTTTGTGTAACAAACTTTGGTGGCAACGAATCAATATAATTACTGCTACCCGGTGTAGCACCTGCTGTGTATATCTCGTAATCCATAAAAGATTTAGTTCCTACTTGGTAACCTAACCCTCTTACAACTCGAAACCTGTTATATTTAACCTTGAGTTTAGTCCAGACTTCCTTCTGTAGGTACGACTCAAGATGTTTAGTTCCCCATTTCCAACCCGACATGGTACGCATGCTAATAGAAGCATCAGGAAAGGTTGGGAGTCCCGTCTTTAAATCTTCTTTAGTAACACACTGTTGAATTGCGAAATTTGTACTTGACTCTATAAAATCTTTTGCAACAGAAGTCAAATCGTTAAAGTTATCGACAATCTTTTCGTTTATTCTTTTAAACCAGTTACTTTTAGCTATATTTAAAGACTTCACTAAAGATACATCGGCTCTAATTTTTTCTGCATATACATCAGGCAAATAAAACAACGGGTTTCCTGCATCTGGGTATCCATCAAAAAGTTGCATGTATTTTTCACGCATTTCATCGGTAAACGGAGTAGTGCCGTTCTCAATTCTTGATAAGGTTTTCTTATTTATCCCTAAAACACTAGCAAACTTTTCTTGATTACTTTCAAAACCATAAACAGGTAAAATTCTAAGGTCTTTTAATCTTTCAGTTAAAGGTCGTTCAAACAAAACAAGTAAATCAGTTGTATCCGGCTCGCCAGTTATAGGATTTTGCCTGACATCAATTCTTTTTTGTAAAGATTGTTTTTTAGTTTTTAAAACCATTTCTTCAGCTCCTGTTTTTTTTCGGTTTTTGG